AGATTACATATTCAGCAATGCTGAACAGTTAAAACATGTATACATGGCAGGGGGAGAACCCTTGTTAATGAAAGAAAACATTGAGCTATTAGAACTTTTAAAACAGGTTAATCCAGATGTTAACTTAAGGATCAACACAAATTTAAGTAAAGTAGACACAAATGTATTTGATCTAATCTGCGGATTTAAGGATGTCCATTGGACAGTAAGTTGTGAGACAACTCATGAAGAATACGAATACATAAGATATGGAGGTTCATGGAAAGATTTTGAAGATAACTTGGTTACCATCCAAAAACTTGACCATCGTATTTCCTTTAACATGCTACATTTTCTACTAAACTATAACTCAATATTTGCATGTATTGATTATTTTAAACAACAAGGCGTTCATAATAATAGCTTTATTATTGGCCCTATGCTAACACCGACATATTTAAATATTTGCAATCTGCCAGACAACGTGTTACAATGTATAAAGTTAGAACTAACAAAGCGAATAAATGAACACCCTGGCTTCTTGCTTGAAAATAGCTATAGGAATATGTTAAAATATTTAGATACCCCGTTTGAAAAGAATTTGTCTCAGTCTTTTAAAGAACTCCAGATTATGGACAAGAGGCGAAATTTAGATAGTAGTAAGATTTTTTTAGATTTATATAAGATAGGAAACAACAATGGCTAAAGCATTTGACGTAAGTAAGTTCCGCAAGGATATCACAAAGAGTATTGATGGACTTAGTATTGGATTTCATGATCCTACCGATTGGATCAGCACTGGCAATTATGCACTTAACTACCTTGTAAGTGGAGACTTCCATAAAGGCGTTCCACTAGGCAAAGTTACAGTGTTCGCTGGCGAATCAGGAGCAGGAAAGAGTTACTTTGCAAGCGGAAACATTGTTAAAGCAGCACAAGATCAAGACATCTTTGTAGTGCTTATTGACTCAGAGAACGCATTAGACGAGTCCTGGCTAGTCGCGCTAGGGGTAGACACTGATGAGAGCAAGTTACTTAAACTAAGCATGAGCATGATTGACGATGTTGCTAAAACAATCTCAACTTTTATGAAAGATTACAAGGCAATGGACGAAGAAGAACGTCCTAAAGTATTGTTCGTTATTGATAGTTTGGGAATGATGATGACTCCTACAGATGTTAACCAATTTGAAGCTGGTGACATGAAGGGCGATATGGGCCGTAAGCCTAAAGCACTAGCAAGTCTTGTACGTAACACCGTTAACATGATTGGTAGTTATAACGTAGGAATGGTATGTACTAACCACACGTATGCAAGTCAAGACATGTTTGATCCAGACGATAAGATCTCTGGTGGACAGGGCTTTATCTATGCTAGTAGTATTGTTGTTGCTATGCGTAAACTTAAACTAAAAGAAGACGCAGACGGCAATAAGACAAGTACTGTTAATGGTATCAGAGCAGCCTGTAAAGTGATGAAAACACGGTATTCCAAGCCGTTTGAGAGTGTACAGGTTAAAATTCCGTATGAAACAGGCATGGATCCATATAGTGGGTTACTTGATATGTTTGAAACACAAGGATTGCTTACCAAGCAGGGCAATCGACTCAAGTATATAACATTAGATGGAAAAGAAATGCTTGAATTCCGCAAGGGCTGGACTGGCGATAAACTAGAAAGTATCATGACTGATATTGTTGCTAAGGAAAATATGATTCCTGAGGTAAATATGCCAGAAGACGCTGACGATGAAGATATGTCTGAAGTGCTCCAAGAACTTGAAGAGGAATGATACATGGATGATAGTGAAGTTTTAGAAGAAACTTGGACTGTACTAAAAGAGTATATTAAAGAAAAACAAAGCGCCGCTGATCACTGGGTTGGCAACTTAATCGAGACTGGCGTTGACGAAGAAACTATTATTGACTTAGCGGCAGTTGACAAATACTTGGCTAATGCTGCAGAACATAATGGTATTGAAATGGATGAAGACGATGACTACGTAGACGAGTACGAATAAACATGATAAATTGGTATTCCAAAGTTACTCAAGATCTCGGCAATATTCCTAGTTTCCTAGCACACTACGAATCAGAGTTAGATATCGCAAAGAAAGAAATAGGGATACACGGGTTGGTTGAGAAATCAATTAAAGAATTACCTGCTATTACTGAGATACGGTTTAGCCAACTACAGGAAGTAGAAGGCGTTCTTAATTTTCTTAATATTCAACTTCGCAAAATTAGGCGAAAGCACTTTGTTAAGTACTTGGAAAACTATCCCAGGGCATTAACAAGCCGCGACGCTGAGAAGTACGTAGATGGCGAGGATGAGGTAGTAGACTTTGAATGTATTATTAATGAAATTGCCTTGCTTAGAAACAAGTGGCTAGGCGTTATGAAAGGAACAGAATCCAAAAACTTTATGTTAGGGCATATAGTTAGGCTACGCACTGCCGGTATGGAAGATGTCCAGGTTTAATGGATTATACAAAAAAACTTGAATCCTTACAACAGCATGTTGATGACACCACTTTTGAGTTTACTAAAGAACAAACAACTATTCTTAAGTCACTGAGCTTACAAAACGGTTCAAAAAACAAACAAGGATGGGAAGTATACCGAAATCTGCAAAAAAAGTTTTCTGAGTCAAATCACTGTCTACACGCGGCAAAAGAATCTTTAGCACAAGCCAAACGTAAACCTAATAAGAAAAATATTAACAATGTTGAGATTGCATTGGAATTGTTTAATAACACATGGCAATCTACTAGACATTTGTCAATGATAGGAATATTAGGTAATTAAGACTTTTCTTTTAGTACCTGTATATCTTCGGAGTTTTGGTCTATCTGATAGCCATTTAGTTCAGGTTTATGGTTAAACACAACTTTTTCTAACTTTAGATGGGATATTCTTTCGTTAGGAACGTATCTCCAGATATAATCTCCAGATGCCTTGTTAATACCAAATACAGTCTGTGTCATTCCAATCTTTACAATGAGAGCGGCTTCGTTGTCCAGTAGTACATGATCGCCTTCCCTAAACTGGCTGTTCATGGAAAAAGCAATGCCTTTTCCAAATTTCATTACAAAATCTTTAAACATAAATGATGCGATCAGAATAAGTATCATGCCTAAAAAAGGCCCAATTAATTCTGATGTGTACAAAGCAAGTGCTTCTGGGGTATTTACTGCGGTGCTAAGAGTATCCATACTACTATTTATTGTATCAGTCTTAATGAATTGTTAATCCATATTCCTTATTATTATCATATTCTTGTTGAGAAATTTTTTCGCCTGCTTTAAATTCAGTAAGCCCAGGGTCATCAACTGTATGGGGTCTGGGAATTATATTTCCTGATATTATTTCTTCAAATTTTTGTTTGGAAACATCCTCAAATGTAATTACCCAGGTCTTCAGTATTTTAACTTGCTCTCCTAATTTAATATTATATAAATCAGTTTTTGGGCCTACCTCTCCATCACTTACACCTTTAAGAAGTATCGAATCATAACCACTATCATAAATTAACTTCAGTTGTTTTTGGGTTTCCTCGCCTGGTATAATATCTTTATTTAAAGAAACCCGACCTAGGTTGGCAGTGCAAACATACATATACTTTGTTGTGTTTGGAAGGTAACCTTTCCAACCAGCATGCCACGATGCTGTCATTGGGTCTGCAGAAAACCAACTACGATTATTAAATTTAGAAAACTTATCAATTGATCCGTGAAATAACAAAGGACCCGGGCCGGGATTTTTAACATTTTTTAAATTTAGTTTATTAAAGACTTTTGGAATTGTAATTCTTTCATCTCTTAAAACTCTACCTCCAATAATCATGGCTCCACTTTTATCCGGGGCGAAGATTACCCTTACTGCTTCCACTGGTGTTCGTGCTTCTAATAATTCTGAAATTCTCATACTACTATTTATTGCCTACAATTTTTGTCTAATACGTAGCCATTGGTCGCCTATCTCGTCAGCAAACCACTCTATATTAGCCATATCAATTAACCAATCTTCTCTATATGGATACCTTGCCTCGTTAAACGAGCTAGTTACACCGTAGGCTAAACTATGTTCACTAACTACACTGGGAATACCTTGTATTATACTGCTGACTCCTGCATTACTAGAATAGCTAACTGTTAGTGCAGTTTCTTTAAGTTGATGCTCAAAATCAAAGCTATCATAGGTTTCATGCACTTGTTGGGCAATATTCCACTCACAATTTTGTTGTTTAAACCACTCTGCGTCTTTTACTGGGAAATGTAAATTTTCTCGAAACCTAGGATGACTTCTAAGCACAATAGGCTTGTTTGAGAACTCCCTGATCTTAATTACTGTTTCCTTAAAGTAAGTTTCCATGTCAGGCATGTCTACCCACTGTTGGCTGTGTGCATGCTGGCCGCATACCAAGATGTATGGCTTGTCGACTTCTCGCCAAGGTTTCATCTCAATGCCTAACTTTTTGACCCTATCAGGATTTACACCCACGTCTAGTGCAAAGTCAGCGTCACGGTTAATACCATTGATTCCTAGTTTCCAGGTTTCGTTACGTATTAATCCACCGACCTCAATTACTATAACTGGTTTACCTTGTGCGCGATATCGATCCCATACCTCTTTATTTTTACCCATTTGTCCAAACCATAGCACACTCCATATTAGAGCTGCATCAGCGTCCATTTTACCTTTAACTAAGGTGTCTGTCTTTGATATTGCCTCAATGAGTTGTGGGTATACCAGGGTGTTGTTGCCTGGCAAGTTATTTGGGAAGTGACTTATTATCATTATAAATACCTTTAGTTATTATATACGCATATATTTATTAAAGGAATTACTCCATGAATTTTAAAGTTTGCACAACCTGGCACAAGACAGGGTATAAAAAATATGGAGATCACTTTATTCAAGGATTTTGCCAGAACTGGCCTACCCAAGTAGACTTAACAATATACGCAGAAGAACACGAGCCTAATACTTATAATGCAGATAATATTAAAGTATTGGATCAACATACTACACTTCCTGACTTAAAGTCTTGGCAAGAGCGACACAAAGATAACGATAACGCACATGGATGGAATAAAGATCATTCAAAGAAAAGTTTTTTATGGGATGCTAGCAGGTTTGCCAACAAAGTTTTTGCAATATGGCATATGGTTGACAACACCGATGCAGATGTAGTAATATGGTGTGATGGTGATGTAAGAACACATTCCCCTATTACCATGGAGTTTTTGCAGAGTATGGCTCCAGCACAAGATGAATTAGTAACATACTTGGGTCGCAGAACTTGGCCTGAATGTGGTTGGATGATGTTTAACACACGACATCCAGACTTTAAACAGTTTATGAAAGAATGGCGTTGGATTTACGAAAGTAATGACATCTTTAACCACGTTGAATATCATGACAGTTATATCTTTGGCGAACTAATAATAAAGTATAAAGCTAATGGAACTAAGTTTAACGACATTGGAGGGCCAGACGCATCTGGACATGTCTTTATTAATAGTCCGTTAGGTGCATACATGGATCATCTTAAAGGATTCCGCAAGGAGCTTGGCAGAAGCAACAAGAGTGATCTGCAAGGAAACTGGAGCCACACTGCTGAGTGGTGGAACGATATGAAACAAGTTAGTAAGCAACAAATACAACAGGAAAAACTAAAGAATCCACACGAATATGATGCTACTCAACAACAAAGAAGTGACGGAATAAAGAAATGATCCCAATGCCGCCACTAGAGTTTGACGAAGATTTGTATGTCAAACAAAAAGGAGAGCTTATCTATGCTCATTATCCTGAGCTAATGGATAATGTACTACATGCAAATTATGTTTATATGAAAGATTTTTTTCTTAAAACAAAGTGTAGGACTGCTATTGATGTTGGATGCAGATACGGTGAATACACGCATTATTTACTGCATGATTTCATGCAATTAAAATGTTTTGAGCCTAACTCTGCTGTCCTGCATAATTTTAATCGTAACATATCCAAAGAAAAAGTGCAGTTATGGGATTGTGGTATTGGTGAGATCGACGAGATTGTTGATATGAGCGGGTCATTGGTTGTTAATGAAATAAACGCTAAACTTAGAAACCCTGCAAAGACAAGATCTGGTATACAAATTCGCCCATTGGACAGTTTTAACTTTAGTGATGTAGATTTTATTAAGATAGACGTTGAAGGCCAAGAGCTCAGGGTACTTAAAGGTGCTGTTGAAACCATACAGATATACAGACCCATGATAGTTATCGAACAATGCGGCGCAGATGTAAAATGGGGATACGGAGATCAAGAAAATCAAGCCGGTGCATATTTACAAAATATAGGGTACGTAAATACGGGCAGATTTAAAAGTGATTACGTGTTCGAACCAAAGGAAATTCAATGAATAAATTAAGTGTATTACAGAACGTAAAAACTGTCTTTACCCATCCATACCCACATATTTGTATTGATGAAGCACTTCCGCAGAGTGTGTACGATGAACTGGAT